GGCGGGATGGCTGGCGGCGGGCGACGACGATATCGAGCCGCTGTTCGCGGCGCTGGCCGACGAGCGGCCGGCGGGCACGCCCGCGCGGGACGAGACCGACGGGTTCGAGCCGGTCCATTCGCCGGTGTTCATCCGCAACCCGGTCTATGGCACGCGGTGCAGCACGGTGGTGACGGTGGATGCGGGCGGGCGCGGACGGATCGCCGAGCGGCGCTTCCATGCCGACGGGTCGCCCGCGGGCGAGACGGTGCTGCGCTTTCACTGGCCCTGAGCGGCGAGCGGGCTATGAGGCGGGGATGACGAGGACCAACCAGTGACCCCGCGCGAGCTGATCGATGTCGCCGAAGTGCCGGGCGGCGATCCGCTGCGGCTGTTCCGGCGCGGGGACGATTTCATGATCGTGCTCGACCGCAACGAGCTGATGTCGAGCCGGATGAGCGGATCGGAGGAGGCGCTGGCGGAGATGACGCTGGCGCGGCTGAAGACACCGGAATCGGCGCAGCTGCTGATCGGCGGCTATGGCATGGGGTTCACGCTGCGCAAGGCGCTGGCGCTGATGGGCCCCGACGGCAAGGCGGTGGTCGCCGAGCTGGTGCCCAAGATCATCGAATGGGCGCGCGGGCCGATGGCGGAACTGGCCGCCGGGTGCCTCGACGACCCGCGCACCGAAGTGGCGATGGGCGATGTCGGGACGGCGATCGGTAACGCGCGGGCGCGCTATGACGCGATCCTGCTCGACGTCGACAATGGCCCGGACGGGCTGACGCGGCTGGCGAACGACAGGCTCTATACGATGCGCGGGCTGGACGCGGCGCGGATGGCGCTGAAGCCCGGCGGGATATTGGCGGTGTGGTCGGCGGGCCCGGACCCCAGGTTCGCGCGGCGCATGAACGACGCGGGCTTCGCGGTGGAAGAAGTGGGCGTGCGCGCGCGGCAGAACGGCAAGGGGCCGCGCCACGTCATCTGGTTCGGCAGAAAATAGCGGGCCGCCGATGGCCCGCTAGCGGGCTTCGGAGGAAATCGATGAAATGGTTCGGGAGGCGGCGCGAGGCGTCGCGGCCGGTGTTGACGCGCGGGTCGGGCATGGCGGGCGTGTCGGGCGAGTGGCCGCAAAGCTATGAAGCGCAGGTGCGCGAGGGCTATTGCGGCAACGCGGTGGCGCAGCGTGCGGTGCGGATCGTCGCTGAGAGCGTCGGGAGCGCGCCGCTGACGGCATCGGACGCGGCGTTGCTGACGCTGGTGACGGCGCGCAGCCAGGGACAGGAACTGACCGAGACGCTGGCGGCGCAGCTGCTGCTGCACGGCAATGCGTTCGTGCAATTGCTGGGCGACGGCGCGGGCGGGGTGGCGGAGCTGTTCGCGCTGCGGCCCGAACGGGTGAGCATCGAGACCGACGCGGGCGGCTGGCCCGCCGCCTATCGCTATCGCGTCGGCGGCAGCGTGACCAGGATCGCGGCAGAGGATGCCGCAGGCAAGCCGCAGGTGATCCATTTGAAGGCATTCAGTCCGGTGGACGATCATTATGGCCTGGGCTGTCTGGGCGCGGCGTCGGGGGCGATCGCGATCCACAACGCCGCGACGCGATGGAACAAGGCGCTGCTCGACAATGCGGCGCGGCCGTCGGGCGCGCTGGTCTACGATCCGGGCGACGGCAGCGCGCTGGCGCCGGCGCAGTTCGACCGGCTGAAGGCGGACATGGAAGCGGCGTTTTCGGGTGCCGCCAATGCCGGGCGGCCGATGCTGCTGGAAGGCGGCCTGAAATGGCAGGCGATGAGCCTGAGCCCGGCCGACATGGATTTCGTGGGGCTGAAGGCCGCGGCAGCGCGCGAGATCGCGCTGGCGTTCGGCGTGCCGCCGATGCTGGTCGGACTGCCCGGAGACAACAGTTACGCCAACTATCGCGAGGCGAACCGCGCGGTATGGCGGCTGACGATCCTGCCGCTGGCCGAGAAGATCCTGACCGAACTGGCGCAGGGGCTGGAAGGATGGTTTCCCGGCGCGTCGCTGCAGGTGGAGATCGACAAGGTGCCGGCGATGGCCGAGGACCGCGAGCGGCTGTGGAGCAGCGTGAGCGCGGCGGATTTTCTGACGACCGAGGAAAAGCGGGCGATGCTGGGGTTCGCGCAATGAGCGCGAGCCTGCTGGCGCAGCTGATCGCGCAGGGCGCGGCGGAAGGCGCGGACATCGCGACTTTGCGTGCGATCGCCGAGGAAGCGGGCGAACTGGGCGCGAGTCGGGCGCTGGCGCGGCTGGGGCTCGACGATCCGCAGGCGGCGAAGGATATGGGCGACCTGCGCGAGCTGCTCGAAGCGTGGCGCGACGCCAAGCGATCGGCGGTGAAGGCGGTCGCGGGATGGGTGGTGCGCATGCTGCTGGCGCTGGTGATCCTGGGTTTGGCGGTGAAGCTGGGATTCTGGGGGCTGGGCAAATGAGCGTCCGCTTCGCAGGCTATGCCGCGGTGTTCGGTGCGCCCGACCGCGGCGGTGATGTGGTCCGCGCCGGCGCGTTCGGCGCGCGCGTGCGCCGGGTGCCGCTGCTGTGGCAGCATCGCGGGCAGCCGGTCGGCGTGATCGAAGCGATCGGCGAGGACGCGCGGGGTCTGCGCGTAACCGGGCGGATCGACGCGCCCGAGCTGGCGGGGCTGGTAGCGAACGGCGCGGTGAGCGGGCTGAGCTTCGGATACCGTGTACGCGCGGCACGGCATGGTCGCTGGCGCGAGCTGTGCGACGTCGAACTGTGCGAGGTCAGCCTGGTGGCGCGGCCGATGCAGCGTCACGCCCGGATCCATGCGATTGGGGCTGGCGCGGACGGCGGGGCCGAAGCATCCTCCACCCTGCAAGCGGGTGACGGAACCCGGGCGCGCGACGGGTGAACGCGAACGGGATCGTCTGTAGCGTGGACACAGGAGGCACGCATGACGACGATCACATGTGACTGCGGGACGGTGCGGATGGAAGCGGATGGCGCGCCGATGCTGAGCGGGGTGTGCCATTGCACGAGTTGCCGAACCGCCGGTCAGGCATTCGATGCCGCGTCGGGCAGCGCACCGATCGTCGATGCCGCAGGCGGGACATCGACGGTGCTGTGGCGGAAGGACCGGGTGCGCGTCGCCGCCGGCGGCGAGCGGCTGGAAGCGCATCGGCTGACGCCGCAATCGCCGACGCGGCGCCTGGTCGCGGCCTGTTGCGGGGCGCCGATGTTCCTCGACTTCACCAAGGGGTTCTGGGTCACGGTCTATCGACCGCGGGTTGCCGATGCGCCCGCGCCGTCGATGCGGGTGATGACCGGCGACATTCCCGCCGATACCGTCCTGCCCGATGACGGGCTGGCGCGGTATCGCGGACATTCCGGACGCTTCATGCTGAAGCTGCTCACGACCTGGGCAGGGATGCGGTTCCGGTCCCCGAAGATTGCGGGTGTGCCGGACTGACGCCGTACAGGCGGTTCGCGGCGAAAGCGCACTGAATAGCTGAAACGACGGGGCTCGCGTGTGGCGGGCTCCATCCACCATGCCTGCGGCATGGTTCCCCTCCCCGTTCCGGGGAGGTTTTTTGTGCTGGAACGGGAGACAATCATGGAGACGAAGGCGGACGTCCTCGAACAGTCGTTCGAGGCGATGGAAGCGGCTGGCGTGCCAATGGCGCGACCGGTGCTGGAGGGAGCGCGGGCCCCCAATGGTGCGATGTTCGAGGGGTTCCTGCGCAGCGGCGCCGGCGCGCTCGAGATGAAGGCGATGTCGGGCACGAGCGGCGCGGAGGGCGGCTACGCGATTCCGCGCGAGATCGACACGCTGGTGGACGCGACGCTGGCGGCGATCTCGCCGATCCGTGCGATCGCCAATGTCGTGACGGTGGGCAGCGCGGGCTATCGCAAGCTGGTGGCATCGGGCGGCACGCCGTCGGGCTGGGCGGCGGAAACCGGCGCGCGCGCCGAGACCAACACCGCGACGTTCAACGAGATCGCCCCGCCGATGGGCGACCTCTACGCGAACCCGGCGGCGAGCCAGACGATGCTCGACGACGGCGCGTTCGACGTCGAGGCGTGGCTGGCCGACGAGATTGCGCGCGAGTTCGCTCGCGCCGAGGGCGCCGCGTTCGTGAGTGGCAACGGCACGAACAAGCCCAAGGGCTTCCTGGCCTATGCCACCGCGGCGACGGGCGACGCCAGCCGCGCCTTCGGCACGCTGCAGCATGTCGCATCGGGCGCATCGGGCGCGTTCTCGGCCAATCCCGAGGAGAAGCTGATCGATCTGGTGCAGGCGCTGCGGGCGCCGTACCGTCAGGGCGCAGTGTTCGTGCTGAATTCGGCGACGCTGGCGCGCATCCGCAAGTTCAAGACCAGCGACGGCGCGTTCCTGTGGCAGCCGGGCATCGCATCGGGCCAGCCGGCGACGCTGCTCGGCTATCCGGTGGTCGAGGCGGAGGACATGCCCGATATCGCTGCCGGATCGCTGTCGATCGCGTTCGGCAACTTCAAGGCCGGTTACCTGATCGCCGAACGCGGCGAGACGCAGATCCTGCGCGACCCGTACAGCAACAAGCCGTTCGTCCACTTCTACGCCACCAAGCGCGTCGGCGGCGCGGTGACGAACAGCGAGGCGATCAAGCTGCTGAAGTTCAGCGCCTCCTGAGGTGGGGATGAAGCGCGGGGCGGGCGCGGACCCGCCCCGCTGCCAAGGAGGATCCAATGAGCGATGGTTTCGAGAACCGGGCCGATCATGTGTCGGCGCCGGCGACGCGCTGTGTGGCGGTGACGCCGCACGACAGCAATGTGCTGAGCGCGATTCCCAAGGGACTCTATGTCGGCACCGGCGGCAGCCTGTCGATCGAGGCGGTGGGCGGTGGCGGCGCGGTGACGCTGGCCAATGTCGCCAGCGGCAGCGTGATACCGGTGCGGGTGCGGATCGTCCGGGCGACCGGCACGACCGCGGCCGATATCGTGGCGCTCTACTGATGGCCGCGATCGTCGCGGGCGCGCAGACCGTGGTGACGCCAATGCCCGATGGCGGGTGGCGCGTCGAGAAGACCGGCGGCGTCGAGGGGCAATATGCCGCGGCCGCTGCATCGGCCGTGGCGATCGCGGGCGATTTCGTGCTGCGCGTGACCGATCTGACCGCGCCCAATTCGGCGATCTTCGGTGTCAGCACCGATCCGGCGGCGGGCGACGGCTATGCGAATATCGGCTTCGCCGCGCAATTCTATGGCGCCGATTTCTACGTGTTCGAGAGCGGCACCTATGTGCCGCCGACGCGCACGCATGAAGGTGTGGCCTGGATCATCCGGACCGGCGGCGAGCTGAGCTACCGCGTCGGTCCGACGCTTGCCGCATCGGCGGTGGTGCGGACGGTGAGCGGGGCGACGGGGCCGCTGTGGTTCGACTGCACCATCGGCCGGCTGGGCGGTGCGATCGGGGTGCGCTTCGAGCCGCCCGGGGCGTGGAGCCACGGCGCGCTGCGGCCCGTCGCGCGGCTGAGCATCGGCATCGGCGGATAGGGAGGCAGACATGACGCTGGAAGAAGCGAAGGCGTATCTGCGCGTCGAGAACGACGCCGAGGATGCGCAGATCGAGGCGATGATCGCGGCGGCGCGCGAGGCTTGCGAAGGCTTTGTCGGCGGGCCGCTGGTGCGCCGCGAGCTGACCGCGACGGTGGCCGGCGGCGGGAGCTGGCAGCGGCTGGCGGCGGCGCCGGTCTGGTCGATCGGCGCGGTCGAAGCGGTGGATGCCGCAGGGGTGGCGACGCCGCTGGCGGCGGAGCGCTATGCCATCGACATCGATGCGCGGGGCGAGGGCTGGGTGCGGGCACCGGCAGCCACGCGGGTCCGCGTCTCCTATCAGGCGGGGCTGGCGGCAGGTCCGGAGGGCGTTCCTCAATCGATCGCGCAGGGCGTGATCCGGCTGGCGGCGCATCTCTACACGGTGCGCGACACCGCGCAGGCGCCGCCGGCGGCGGTGACCGCTTTGTGGCGGCCATGGCGGCGGCTGCGGATCGATGGCGGGGCGCGGCCGTGAGCGCGGTCGAACGGATCGCCGTTCGGGCTCAGGCGCGAGCGATTGCGCGCGTGGCCGAAGCGGTTCGGGCGGCGCTGCCGGGTACGCGGGTCGAAGCCGGAAACGATCGCGTGACCATCGCAGGCCGGGGCGTCGTGCGCGACGCGCGGCTGCGCTGGATCGCGGGATTGCTCAAATGAGCGCGCGGGCGAGGCTGCACGCGGCAATCGCGGCTGCGCTGCGCGGGGGAGAAGGGCTGGATGCGCTGACCGCGGTGTTCGACGCGCCGCCGGTGCGCAGCGCACTGCCCCACGCAACGATCGAGGAAGCCGTGCTCGCCGACTGGGGCACCAAGGACATGGCGGGACGCGAGGGCCGGGCCGCGGTGACGCTGCGCGATGGCGGCGAGCGCCCGGTGCGGCTGCGCGCGCTGGCCGGCGCGGCGGAGGACGCCGTGCTGGCGATGCCGCGCGACCTGGGCGGCGGCTGGCGGATCGCGAGCCTGGTCTTCGTGCGCGGACGGATCGCGCGCGAGGGGACCGGCTGGGCGGCGGCGAGTGAATTCCGGGTGCGGATGCTGAAGGAGGATTGAGATGGCGGCGGAGAAGGGAAGCGCGTTCCTGCTCAAGGTGGGCAATGGCGGATCGCCGGTGGCCTATGCCACCGTGGCGGGGCTGCGCACGACGCAGCTGAGCGTCAATGGCGAGGCGGTGGCGATCACGTCGAAGGATTCGGGCGGGTGGCGCGAGCTGCTCTCCGGGGCCGGGGTGCGCAGCGTCAGCGTGTCGGGCGCGGGTGTGTTCACGGGCAGCGCTGCGGAGGTGCGGGTCAAGGCCAATGCACTGTCGGGAGTGCTCGACGATTATCGCCTGAGCTTCGAGAGCGGCGAGACGATGACCGGGCGGTTTCTGGTCACCCGGCTGGACTATGCCGGGGACTTCAACGGCGAGCGATCGTACACGCTGAGCCTGGAGAGTTCCGGGCCGGTGGTGTCGGCGTGAGCGCCAATCCGGCGCGGGGCGAGGCGGCGCTGCGCGTGGCGGGGGTCGAGCTGGTGCTGCGGCCGAGCTTTGCCGCGCTGGTCGCGGCCGAGCAGGAACTGGGGCCGTTGTTCGCACTGGTCGAGCGCGCCGCGGATGGCCGGCTCGGGCTGGGCGAGATGGTCGGGCTGTTCTGGCACTGCCTGCGCGAACGGCCCGATGGGCTGACGCGCGAGGCGTTCGGCGAGGGTGTGGCCGCAGGCGGACTCGCGACGGCGACGCCCGCTCTCAAACTGCTGCTCGGGCAGATTCTGGCAGGACGATGAGCAGGCTCGCGGCGCCCTGCTTCGCCGAGGCGGCGGCGCGGCTCGCGGGGCAGGCCGGGGTGGCGTTCGGCTGGCCGCCGGACCGGTTCTGGCACGCCACCCCGGCCGAGCTGACGGCGCTGGTGACGGCACTCTCCGGCCAGGGCGAGGAGATGGCGCCGCCCGACAACGGCACGATCGCGCGGATGATGGAGGCGTTTCCCGATGGATGAGGAAATCGAACGGCTGACGGTGAGCGTGCGTGCCGACACGCAGGGCTTTGCCCGCGACGTGGCGGAGATGCGCGGATCGATCGACGGGCCGCTGCAGGCAAGCGCGGCGCGCGCGGGCGACGCGATCGAGCGGTCGCTGCTGCGCGCGGCGCGAACCGGCAGGCTGGGGTTCGAGGATCTGAAGCGGGTCGCGATGAGCGTGTTGGCCGAGATCGCGGTGGGCGCGATGCGTGACGGGCTCGCCGCGATCTTTGGCGGCGGAAGTCCGCGGAGTGGTGGCGGTCTGGGTGGGGTGCTGGCGAGTTTGCTCGGCGCTCCGGGGCGCGCCACCGGCGGACCGGTGTCGCCGGGCCGTCCCTATTGGGTCGGCGAGCGCGGACCCGAGCTGTTCGTGCCGACCGCGAGCGGGCGGGTCGATGTGCCGGCAGCGAGCGGCGGCCGGGATGTGCGGGTGGCGATCACGATCAGCGCGCCATCCGGCGAAGGCGCCGGAGCGCTGCGGCAATCGAGCCGGCAGGTGGCGCGCGCGGTGAAGAGCGCGCTGGCGGGGGTCGAATAATGGGCTGGTGGCTGGCGCAAGCGCGTACGGTGCAGGAAGAGGGTGTGATCTCGCGTTTCGATCCGCGCTTCTGGACCGTCAATTTCCCGCGGCCGATGATGGCGGCGGTGACCACGAGCGCGCCGGACACGCTGCGGGTCGACGCGATCTTCTATCGCCGAAACGATCTGGCGGGACTGATCTGGGAAGCCGAGGACCGGCACGATCACCCGCTGCTCGCTTATGAGACCAGCCGGGATTTTCGCGGATGCCGGCTGCGGTTCCGCTGGCGGTCGGGCGGCGTGGTGGCGCTGGACGCCGTCAACGGGCCCGTGCTGACGATCGAGGGACGGGATGCAAGCGGAGCCGCACGCGCCTGGTATGTGCGGCTGTGGAATTACGCGCAGGGTGCGCCCGAGGACGCGGTGGTGTCGCTCGACTTCGCGGCGATGGATGGCGGATTCATGCTGCCCGGCGAGGCGGATCCGGTGTGGGCGGGGGACATCGACCGGATGTTCGTGAGCCTGGTGCCCGACGGGTATTCCGAGACCGATGCACCGCTGGCGGTACCGGTCGAAGGTTGGGCCGAGCTGAGCGGGATCGCAGTCGAAGGACCGGGCGCGGTGCTGGGCATCGGCGATGTCGTGGTTCCCGAGCATGGATTGTCGATCTGCAGCGGCTATGACGACAGCTATCACCTCACCCCCGCGCGGCTGCTGCGCAACGCGCTCCAGCTCGGCTATCGCGGGGACATCGTCCATTATGTCGGGATGAGCCATTATTTCCGGCTCGAGGCGGTGTCGGGGGGCTATTATGTCAGCCTGGCGGGTGGCGCGCTCAACGCACCTTGTGCGGCGTGGCATCGCGATTTCGCGGAACGGGCGAAGATGCTGGGCTTCGGCGTGATCTGGTCGCTCTCCTATGAGCTGTTCGATGCGCATTGCTGGAACAACTGGAAGCAGCGGGCGGCGGACGGATCGCCCGCGCTGACCGGTTGGATGCCGCCATCGACATTACTCTCGCCCGCGCATGGCGGCGCGATGAGCTATCTGCAGGCGGTGGCGAAGGCGTTCGTGTGGATCGCACAGGGCGCCGGCCTGCCGGTCAAGTTCCAGATCGGAGAGCCATGGTGGTGGGTGATGCCCGACGGACGGCTGTGCATCCATGACGATGCGGCGAAGGCCGCGCTGGGGAATCCTGCCGGGCAGAATGTGCGCGAAACCCCCGATACCGGCGTACTCGATGCGGCCGGAGCCTTGCTTGCGGCATCGACCGCGGCGCTGGGTGTCGCAGTGCGAGCCGAGGCGGCAGGCGCGCAGCTCCTGTTGCTCGCCTATCTGCCGACTGTGCTCGACCGCCTTGCGCCGGAACTCAAGCGTGCGAATTTGCCGGTCGGCTGGGCTTCCCCTGCCTTCGACCTGCTTCAGCTCGAAGACTATGACTGGGCCGCGGCAGGCAACGCGGTGGCGAGCGCGAAGGGGATCGCGCTGGCGCAGGCGCGGCTGGGCTATCCGGTCGCGCGACAACATTATTTCGCAGGGTTCGTGCTGAACCCGGAGGACGCGCATCAGTGGCGCGGAATCGCCAGAGCCGCGGAAGCGGCGCGGCGGCGCGGGGTGGCGGCGACCTTCATCTGGGCGCTGCCGCAGGTGATTCGCGACGGCTTCGTGCACTTCGACGCCATCGATGAGAATTGGGAGGAAGAGATGCAGGCGTTCGACGATGTGCTGTTCCCGATCGCCCTGGGTCGCGAGGCGGAGGTGGCACCCGAGGTTTCGACTGCCATCCTGACCAGTGCCGGCGGGCATGAAGCGCGTAACGCCGCCTGGGCGCAGGCGCGGACGCGCTACGATGTCGGGCCGGGCGTGCGCAGTGAAGCGGATATCCGCGAACTGCTCGCTTTCTACCGGGCGCGCATGGGGCCGGCGCGCGCGTTCCGGCTGCGCGATCCGTTCGACGATTGTTCGAACGACGTGGGCGCACCGGGTGCCACCGACCAGGTGATCGGGGAGGGCTATAGCGAGCGACAGGGTTTTGCGCTGGTGAAGCATTATGGCGATGCCGTGCGGAGAATCACCCGGCCGGTGGCAGGGAGCGTGCGTGTAGCGGTGGACGGGGTCGAGACCGCGGCGTTCGAGCTGGGTGCGGGCGGAATGGTGGTGCTCGACACGCCGCCGGGCGAAGGTGCGGTGGTGACGGCGGGATTCCGCTTCGATGTAACGGTGCGTTTTGCCGAGGATTCGCTGAGCGTGAACCGTGCGACCTTCATGGCCGGCGCTGCGCCGAGCGTGCCGCTGGTCGAGGTGCGGGAGGCATGAGCTGGCTCGATGAGCCGCTGGCGACGATCGCCCTATGCTGGCGGGTCGAGCGGCGGGACGGGGTGGCGATCGGGCTGACCGCGCATGACCGCGATCTGGTGGTGGATGGCTTTGTCTATCAGGCGGCGCCGGGGATGACTCCGTCGGCGATCCAGCGTGGTGCGTCGTTCGACGCCGACAGCGTGGACGTGACCGGGGCGCTTTCGGGCGCAGCGATCGGCGAGGCGGATCTGCTCGCGGGACGCTGGGACGGAGCGCGGGTCGCATTGTTCGCGGTGGACTGGACCGATCCGGTCGCGCCGGTGGCGTTGGGCGAGGGGACGATCGGCGCCGTGGAACTGAAGCGCGGCGTGCTGACCGCCGAGCTGAGGGGGTTAGCGGCGGCGCTGGAGGCGCCGGTGGTCGAAGCGACCTCCCCCGAGTGTCGCGCCGAACTTGGCGACAAAAGGTGCCGGATAGCGATGGCGGGACGGCGCCGGTTCGCGCGGGTTGTCGCTGCCGATGGCGCGGCGCTGACACTGGATACGAACGAGCCGGTTGCCGGCGGCTGGGCCGGGGGGCGGCTGCGCTGGATCGGTGGGGGCAATTCCGGGCTGGAGGATGCCATCGCCGCATCTGCAGGCGGGGTGGTGACACTGAGGCGCGAGCCGCGTTTCGCCGCCATGGGCGCGTTGGTGGAGGTGAGCGAGGGATGCGACAAATCGATCGCGACCTGTGCCGCCCGGTTCGCCAACGCACCGAATTTTCGCGGGGAACCGTATCTGCCCGGGATCGACCTGCTGACCCGCTATCCGGGCGCATGAGCCCGCTTGAGCGCGCGCGCGGTGCAATCGGGACGAAGTTCCGGCTGCATGGGCGAAGCGTGGCGGATGGGCTGGATTGTGTGGGATTGGCGGGGTTGGCCTATCGGGTCGAAACGCCACGCGGCTATTCGCTGCGGTCGGGCGATCCGGCGCGGCTGATCGCGGGGATCGCGGTCGCGGGACTGGCGCGCGTGGAAGATATGCGCGCCGGCGACCTGGTGCTGTTCCGTGCGGGGCCGGGGCAGCTGCATCTGGGAATCGCGAGCGAGGGTGGCTTGATCCATGCCGATGCGTCGCTGCGGCGTGTGGTCGAGCGTCCAGGCGTGCCGCCCTGGCCCGAACTGATGCGCTGGCGATGGCCCGAACCGATGGAGGGGTGAATGGCAACGCTGGTGTTGAGTACGATCGGCGGCGCGGTGGGCGGGCCGGTCGGGTCGATGATCGGCAGCATGGTCGGTCAGTTCGTCGACCGCGAGCTGCTGTTCAAGCGCAAGGGGCGCGAAGGGCCACGGCTCAGCGAGCTCAAGGTGCAGATGTCGAGCTATGGCACACCGATCCCGAAGCTGTTCGGGACACTGCGCGTCGCCGGGTCGGTGATCTGGGCAACCGATCTGGTCGAGCATCGCCACCGCGAGGGCGGCAAGGGGCGGCCTACGACGACGAGCTATAGCTATACCGCGTCGTTCGCGGTGGCGCTGTCGGCGCGGCAGGTGCTGTCGGTGGGACGGATCTGGGCCGACGGCAAGCTGCTGCGCGGCGCCGCGGGGGACTGGAAGGTGCGAACCGGATTCCGGTTGCATCCGGGCGGTGAGGATCAGGCGATCGACCCGCTGATCGCGTCCGCCGAGGGGATCGGCCTTACGCCCGCGCACCGCGGCATCGCCTATGCGGTGTTCGAGGATCTGGAGCTGGCGGAGTTCGGGAATCGTATTCCGTCGCTGTCGTTCGAGGTGGTCGCCGATTCGGGGCCGGTGGCGGCGCAGTCGATCGTCGAAACCCTGACGGGCGGACGTGTTGCCGGCGGAGACGCGCTGGTGCCGATCGATGGGTTCTCGGCCTATGGCGGATCGCAGCGCGGCGTGATCGAGCCGCTGGCCGAGGCTGCCGGGGCGTGGCCGTTGCTGGCCGGAGGCGTGCGGCTGCTTTGCGGACCCGGCGCGGCTGGGGAGGTCGCCGATATCGGCGCGGGCACCGGGTCGCCCGGCGACCGCGCGATCGCGACCGCCGACCGGATGCCGCGGCGCGTGACGCTCAGTCACTATGACCCGGCGCGCGATTATCAGGCGGGGGTGCAGATCGCGACACGGCCGGGTGCCGGCTATCGCGACACCATGATCGAACTGCCTGCGGCGCTTTCGGCCGGCGCGGCCAAGCAGCTTGCGCAGGCGGCGCTCGCCCGTGCCGACCTGCAGCGCGAGCGGCGGATCGTGCTGGCGGGGTGGAACGCGCTCGCGATTCCACCTGGCGCCCGCGTCCATATTACGGGCGAGCCGGGGCAATGGCGCGTCGCCGACTGGAGCCTTGAGGCGATGGCGGTGAAGCTGGAGCTGGTGCGGGTCGCATCCGCGCCGCTGCCGGCGAGCGCGACGTCGGGCCGGGTGCTGCCTGCCCCGGATGAGGTTGCAGGCGCGACCATCCTCCACGCCTTCGAACTGCCGCACCTCGGCGAAGGCGCGCTCGTCGCGCCGCGTCTGTCGATTGCGGCTTGCGGGACCGGCGCGGGCTGGCGGCGGGCAGCGCTTGCCACCAGCATCGATGGCGGAATGCGGTGGGAACCCGCTGGAAGCACCGCCGCATCGGCGATTTGCGGAACGGTCGAAGATGCTGGCGGCGCGGCCGATCCGGCGATCGCCGACCGGCGCAATGCGATCGTCGTCGCGCTGGCGCACGCCGGCATGGTGCTGGCGGACGCGGACGATTCGGGACTCGATTCGGGCCTGAACCTCGCGCTGATCGGCAACGAGCTGATTCAGTTCGGCAGCGCCGAGCCGATGGGTGGCAATCGCTGGCGCCTGTCCCGGTTGTGGCGCGGCCGCCGCGGGACCGAGGCGGCGACCGGTGCGGCGATGGCGGGCGACCGATTCGTTCTGATCGACGTGGCGACGCTGCTGATGCGCGGCGGAGTTGCGGGAATCGGCGCCGACATCGCGGTTCTGGCAACGGCTCCCGCCGACGGTGACGGGGTCGAGGCGGAAACGTGGCTCAGCGGGGCGTCGGTATTGTCGCCCGCGCCGGTGCATCTGCGTGCCGAAGCCGCGCCGGGCGGTCCGACTTTGCTGCGCTGGACGCGCCGGAGCCGGACCGGATGGCGCTGGCAGGAAGGCGTCGAGGCGCCGCTGGGCGAAGAAG